TTTAAGGTTATCTTTCATTTCTAAACTTAACAATACATCCTTCAAACTTTTAGTAGAAAGTGTATCTTCCGTAGCAATGTGCTTTAACTTATCTTCTACCAAATCAATCTTAGCGCGGACTTGGTCATTATCTATTCTATTCTTCCGGTCCGCAATTTCATCTAATATAAATGCAATTCTCTTACGCATCCACTCAGAAAAGTCTCTGCTATCTTTTGTTGTATAAAACTTAACCAAACAATCTTTTTGTTCAGTTGTTAAAAGCTTTCCGTACTTCTTATCAAAGTTTTTTAAAGCAATACCAAGTGCTAATTTTTCAGTTTGAATTTTATCATGTGATTTATTATCGTGATGAGCATTTGCCTCTCTAATTCTCTTAGCTTCTTTATTGTCAATCAAATGCTCATAAACATTCTCTTCACAAATCATTCTGTCGCTACTGGTGAGATATTGGCCTCCATATCTAATATCATCTTCATTAACTAAAATATTAAAACTAGCAAAAAGTTTATAATTAGGAACACTTATTCTCATTATTTTTTTACGATCACATACTTTGCTAATATCTTCTAAAAGTTGAGTATTTTCTTTATAAAGAAATGCTGCATCAACATTGCTACGATATTCTTTCATCAAATTAGAAAAGAAGCGCGATGCATAGTAAGGGTTACGTGCTTCACTATACAGTAATTGAGAATATATTTTATAAGCTTTAGAGATTTGAGTTTCGCCCATAAAATGTTTCTTAATTACCTTAAAAATAGCCTTTGCGGTTTTATCATGGCTCTTTCCAATTTCATTCAACACAGCATGATTTAACACTTCAAATAAAATGCCTACATTCCTTTGTTTCTTATGTTTCATACTAAGCCCCAATATTGTGTATTATCCCTTAAAATAAATATATACTCACTCAAGTAAAGTTAATTTTTTAATTCTTTAAGTGAAGTGAAAGTTGACTCCTCTAATTTTTTTTCTTCATTAGCTTTGATAAGATTACCCATCATATCATTTGTTACATGATCATACTTCATAATATCAGCAATCGTTCTATCAAACATATCTGTCTTTGATCTACGATTTTTATTTTTCTTTCGTATAAAATCTAAAGTTTTCTTCATCTCTTCATTTTCTGGATCATTCAACTTATCTTCTAGCTGCTCACCATCTTCATTAAACGAATAATTTTTTGGATACCCAGGCATCTCTCTTGTTCCAATAGGATCATAGGGCATTGCATCTTTTGTATATTGTCTTGTAGTATTTTCCTCAGCTGAATCATCATCAGTTTCAGTCTCTGTTTCAGTCTCTTCGCCACCCATTGGAGCACCACCACCCATATCCGGTTGTTCACCCACCTTTAACTGCTCTATAAAATGCTCTTGTTGAGCTTCTTGCTCACTTTCCAATTTAATATCAGCTATTTCAGAATCAGAAAGTTTGAGCACTTCTTTCTGAATATAAATCTTAGAAAGTAATGGAGAGTCCGCCATATCGTTGGCTGCACTAAAACGACTACCCATCAATTCAAGATGCATCATTTCAGTAACTGTAGATGGATTAGTCAATCTCAAATCAAAGTTGTAAATCGAAGATTCATCATACCCACGCAGATAAAGATGAACAAGTGATATCTTCGCCAATTCACTAACAACAATCTTTTGGATTCTTTGAATGGTACGAGCAAATTTAATATCTTCTTGTGCCAACGTAGATTTACCCGAAAGATCTTCTTCAGCCGTCAAATAAGACTTTGGAACTCCAAGAGAAATAAACAACTTATTCTGTAAGTATTCAATATCTTCAATTGCCGCTGCATTCTCACCACCCGGCAAAGTTTCAATTCTACTACCTCTATCACCACGAACCGGAATAAAGAAATCTTCAAGAATAGATTCAGGGTTATATCTATAATCTACATTACCAGTAGCTTCTGCTGTTACTGCTATTCTCTTTAACTTATCTCTAGCGCTTTGCATGTAAGAGTCCACATCTCTTGGCGGAATGTTTCCTACATCAACATAAAATACTCTGCGTTCTGGTGCCCTACTAATACGATAAATCAACATCGCGTCTTCAGCCATTAACAATTGCTTCCAAACTTTACGAGAAGAATCTAATATAGATCTTCCATAAGGTAAAAACCTATCATCTCCTAAAATACGAAGGTGAGAAACTTGATAGTTTTCAAATACTGTATTACCTTGAACCGTCCACTTAAACCTTAAACTATTTGGATCATTATTATATCCTTCTTCTCTTTCAATCTCTCCCACCGGCATTGCTATAGCACCCAACACGCCTTCCTTATCAACAATGTCAAGTAAGTTAAACATATCGCCATACTTGCACATGTTTCTTATCCATGTCCAAAGGTGAAAATCCAAATCTAATCGTTGATAAAGTAACTCTTCTAATTCGTGTATTAATTTATCGTCATCCGAAACAATTTGTAAAATCTTGCCATCTTCTGCATAAGTCATAGAGTCATCAGCATATATATCTAATGCTCTGGTAATCTCAGGGTAATGATCCATCTCTTCATAATCTTTTACCCGTTCCATTCTCTCAACACCACCAACCAAAGACTGTTGATAGAGTGCAGAGGATGCTCTTTGGAAAGTATCAAAGGCTTGCTTTTGAGCACGGATTCCAGGCCGTTCCGTAGGAATTTTGTATGCCGCTGAGCCACCTTTTAGTATTTTCTTTAATATATCAAATCTATCTGCCATATTTTTTCATCCTTATATAAACATTTTTCTTAAACTCAAAAAATTGAGTCCGTCCGGATTTGGGTTTTCTCACTTTTTGTTATTTACCCCCAGTTTGAGTTGCATAAAACATTACAATAGCTATAACTACAGGAATAAGACCAGCGAGGCCGCCCCATACACCAGCCTTTACTTTTAAAGTGGCAATATCAACTTGTATTTTCATTAATTTATCTTCTATAGAAGTAAACTTTTCATCATGATCACCAAGTTTATCCACAACCAATTTTTGATATTGACTCCATCCATTTGTTTGTGTCATTATTGCATCATCCATCGTAAATCTTCGCGTTGGCCATTGCCTACGTCAAAAGTAAATTGTTCCTCTTTTTTCTGGTCATCTGTCTTATAAATACCAAACTCATAAGGGGTAGAGGAAAAATGTAACCCACTTAAAAGTTGTTTAGTAATATCTTCATTTTGACTATTAAACTTTAACGTCGTAGCTCGGACATACATACCTATGGCTAACGACATTACCAAATCATCATTATAACTATCCATAGCTTGAGGTTTCCCGTTATGAAAAATAAAAGTTTCTAATTCTGCAACAGTTCTTTTAGAGTGAAGTATGAACTCATGAGTTCTTAAATCTTCTTCCATACGAGCTACACATGCTGGGCGGCTTTTCATACTCATAGTAAATCCAGCTACAGCATTCTTGGGAACATTATAAGGATCATAATATAGTTGATTAGCGTTACTTTCATGAATACGAGTAAGATCTTTTATTGTCCAATAAAGATTTTTATACTCCATCTCTATAAGCTTCATTACCACATGATGCCCCATCGAAGCATTTTCAACAACTATATGAGCGTTGTTGTATTGAACAGCAGTATTATGAATAAGATGAGCATAAACATCAGTATTAACTTTTCCTTTATATTCCGCTACTTGCTCATAGTTCTCAATATCGATAAGATGAAAAGCAGAATAATCATCGCCGTCGCCACGTGCTACATCAGCACATAACAAATATTGTTTAGAATAATCGGGATATTTCCATATCCATAAGTTTTTATCCATCCAAGTTTTTTCTTCGGGTTCTCTAAGGAAGGGGCGAAAACCATCATCACTTACTTCTTCTTCGGTGGGGTGTTGATCATACCATGCTAAAGCCTTTAAGCTAATCACATTATTACCTGACTGGAGAAAGTCACAAGCATGCTCTTGTGCGAATGCTTGATCGCCAATCTTTTTTCTTTCATCTCTAGCCCACTCATCATCACGTTCTGGATGTCTACTCCAAGGAAGAGTAATAGCATTAAAGGATATATTTTTAGTTCCTACTCTTTCACTGATGCCTGCTTGCGCTTCAATATAAGATTTATGAAACCAGTTTCCAATACCATTAGGTGAAGATAATACAATACAATCACCACCCGTAGCTAATGTTGGTTGAGCAGCAGTCCAAATAGTATCCATAGATTTTATAAACGCAGCTTCATCAATAATCAATAAACTTAATGCTTCTGAACGAGCAGCATCCTGAGCATTTGAACCTGTAGCACCAGATTTAATTTTAGATCCGTTAATCATTTCAAGGCTCTGTCTATTATCAATTACAATTTCTGATTTTAGCCATGAAGGAACAGCTTCTAAAAACACTCTTACTTTATCTACTAAATTCGTGGCCGTATCTCTTTTCGTTGCAAGAATATATATTTCTCTATTCTTAAAAAATGTTGCCATCCATCCAGCATAGGCAGCACATAAACTAGAAATACCTAACTGTCTAGCCTTTAAAATAATATTATATGATTTATCTAAAAAATTATGTACAGTATCTTCTTGAAAATCCCAAAGTTCAAAAGGCAAAAGGCCCTTAGTAGGGTGACGTATCTTACCATACTTTTTAATAAAGTAAACCGGATCTTTTCTACACTTTACATATTCTTCTGCTTGTTCTTTTTCCATTCTTACTTTCTCATGGTTGATGAACAAATAAACCAGATAAAATACCTACCCTATAATCTTGTTTCTGCCACCACTTATTTTTCTCTATCTGTTCCTCAAAATCTGGACTTCTAGAACTTGAAGGGTTTGTCATTTCTTTAAAACCTAGTTTAAAAGCCACTTCCAAAAACCATTCTTTACTACACAAAAACGGATTATTACTCCAATTAGCATATTGACAAGACATACGCCACAAAACAACCTCATCTTCTTGATCTATTTTTTCACAAATATCTTGATTATTATCTCCAAATTTTTCTTCTACCGCAAAACCAATCCACCAATTTTTCTTAGCGCATCCTTCTCGGCCATTGTACCATTTATTAATACTGGATTCCCTTTTATTG